GACGCTGTCACTAAAACCGATGAAGCTCCTGTTGTTGCGGAGCCTATTCCCGAAACTCCAGAGGTTGCTGTTGAGCCTCTGAACAAGGGAGACGACTCGGAAGAGACGTTGACCAAGAGCGACATTACCGCGCTACTTGAGGATGCCATCACAAAGGCCGTTAAGCCTTATCAGGACGAACTCGAAATCGTCAAGGCTGAGATGACGAAGGTGTTGGAAACCCCTAGGCCCGGTGGTCCGGCTCGTACCCGCACTACCAATCAAACCGCCGTCTCTGCTAAAGCAGACAGCTTGCACCGTGAGATCGACCTTTGTCAGCGTTCTATCGCCGTAACCGGCGGAGATATGCAAAAAGGCTATCGCGAACGCCTTGTTGTCGCTGAAGCTGAGCTCTTGAAGCTCGACGGCAATGCCTAAGAAAGGGCTCTAATACCATGGCTCGCAAGAAAGCCGACGCGACTACCGCGTTGTTCGGTGGGGCGGATGAAACGCCTATCGAGAAGTCCCAGAGGTTTGATCGCTATAAGCAGGCTCTGACCGACGCCCCGTGGGGCGAATTTAACTCCTCGGGTCAGACTGTTCGGGGTAATCTCCGAATCTCGAATCAGACCAAGGCTGATAGTGGTCAGACTCTGATCCAGGTCGAGAAGACCGAGGATCACGCTGCTCAGCTTCGTTCGCTTCTGGCAAACGACACGATTAACAAAGCACTCGGTGCTGATCAGCTGGCTTCTATTCAGAACTCGCTGGGCACTATGGATATCCAGAAGGATATCTCTCTCACCTCGCCGGTTAACACTGGCCTGGTTCTGACCGACCTTAAGGCGCCTGCTGAAGAGTTGGTGCCGATTGATACCCCGCTTCGCAATCGTTTCCCGCGTACTCAGGGTGTCGGCACCTCGTTCCAGTATAAGCAGATCACTGGATTTACCAACGCTCAGACGGGTACCGGTCTTCCGCTGATTCACCCGGGTGTTGCGGACACCACGCAGAACCGTTTTGATGTTTCTGGCTCTGCTAACGCGCTGTACTACAACCGCCCCCCGAAGATCAGCTACACCGGTCAGGATCAGCTGGCTAAGTACTTCCAGTTTGGTCTGTCGGACGAGGTTACTTGGTCGGCGTTCTTTGCTGGACAGGGTTTCCAGGACGCTCGCCAGCTTTCTCAGACTAGCACGATGTACGCTTCGTTCCTCGCGGAAGAGCGTATGACTGTTTATGGTCGCGGTACTGCTGGTAACGGCTACTCGGGCGTCCTTGCGGCTCCGGCTACGGTCGCTGTTACTCCGGCGGCTGGTGGCGGCTCTCTGGGTGTCTCGACGACTACGTTCGTTTCGGTTGCCACTGTCTCCGGATTTGGTACCTCTGCTTCGACGTTCTCGTCTGCTGTGACGACCACGTCTGGCGGTGTTATCAACGTCGCGTGGACTGCTGTCCCGGGCGCTGTAGGCTACCAGGTGTACGTTTCCGCTACCGCTGCTACTAACGCTACCTCGTTCTTTGTGGCGGCTACGGGCGCGTACGCGGGTGCTTTCACTAACTCGACCACGGTTACCGCCCCTGCTTACACTGTGCTTGGTCCGATTCCGTCGTCTGGTGCTACCGCCCCGACCGCTGACACTTCTGCTCAGTCGATTGGTTACGACGGTATTCTCCCGGTCACGCTCGGCGCTAACTCAGGTTACACTACGAACATCGCTGGTAAGTTCTCTACCACTAACCCTGGTACCGAATTCCAGAAGGCTTTTGCGACGATGTACGCTAAGAATCTGGCTAACCCGGATGCGATTCTGACTAACGCTAACGACCGTATCCAGCTCTCGGATCTGCTCAAGGGCTCGACGTCTACCGGCTTCCGTGTCACGATCGATGCGGACGGCGCCGGTGGCCACCAGATCGGCCAGATTGTCACTGCTATCCAGAACGAAGCGACTGGCAAGGTTGTTGACCTTGAAGTCCACCCGTACTGGCCCCAGGGCACTGCGTCGATTCTGACTCATACCCTCCCGTTCCCGAACTCTGAGGTCCCCTCTTGCTGGGAATACCGCAACGTTCAGGATTACATGGGTATCAGCTGGCCTGTAAATCAGCTCAGTTACGACTTCTCTACGTACTGGTTCGGCACGTTCTTCTGCCACGCTCCGGCATGGCAGGGTGCTATTACCGGTATCCAGGCTGGCTAGTCTTTAGGCTAGTCAACAGTATCTCAGGGGACTCGGGTCCGGGCGCTCCGCTCGGGTCCCCTGAGGTCACACACTAGGAGCGCGCAATGACCAATAGACTTCTTATGCCGAGTGATCAGGTTATCGAAGCGGACGTTAAGCGTCCCGGTGGTTTTACTCGGCGATATAAAGGTACGATTGTTTCCCCCGCTGACTCGCATGACGAGAAAGCACTCCGAGAGTTCGGCGCCACTCCCGCCGGGCTAGGCACTGGTGGTGGAGGTTCAGGCCGCCGGTGTGAAGACTGCGGATTCTTGGGGTGGTTCACTACATGCGGCCGTTGTGGCGGCATGTGCAAATCGGAGGAATAATGCCTGTGAAACTTCAGGGTCAGGTTCTTGGCCTTCAGCTTGAATACAACGACAACTTGAAACAGCTTACTATCCAGGCTCGTGGTGGGCAGAAGCTCACCCCCGCTGGTCAGCTTGCCGTTCTCGCTGTTCTTGACACTTATTACAACTCTACTTTGTCTGCTGCTCAGAAGGCGGCTCTCCCGGATTTCTTGCTGTCTGCTACCGCTGGATCTGTTATCGCGGCTGTCGCCCCGGGTACTGAACCTGCGCTTGCTGCTCTGCTAGTCACGGCGGTTGGCACTAACACCACGAGGGGCTAACAATGGCTTCTACCCAGGCTACTACTGTGAGTACCACAACGGTTCAGATCTCTCCCGGATTGTCTTATGGGGTTGTCGATAGCCGTGGCATCGTGGTTTCTAATACGGGCGCTACGGATATGTTTATCGGTGCGCTCAATGTCACTACGACTACCGGGGTGATTGTCAAAGCAGGCACCAACCTTCCACTTACTGGATTGTCCGGGAGCTTGTATGCTATCTCCACCGGCGCCGGTACTACCGCTGTTGTCGGCGTTTTCTAACTTAAGGAGGGGCTGTGAGCACACCCTTTTTGACGGGATCTTATATCACAGTCGAAGAATTTCGGGCAGCCCCTACCGCTCTCCAGACTAATAACCTGGTTCCTGGGGGTAATCAGGCTACGCAGGATGCGGAGCTAGCGGGACTTATCGCTCGTGCTTCTAGGTGGATCGACAGCGTTGCTCGTCAGCCGCTGTATGCTACCCAGGGATCCCAGAACGAGACCGCCCGTGTTAACGGGCCTGATGTGCTTCTCCACGCTAAGCAAGACCGTGTGAAGTCTCTAGACGCTTTCTCGTGGGGACACACGTGGAGTTCGTTGAATATTATGGCCGCTCCGTTCTCGATGTTTCTCGAAGAGAGTCGAATCCGGGTGGCGCTGAGTAATACCGGAGTTGCATGGCGTGGTGGGTTGTCCGCGATGTTCCAGCCTACATCCGGATCTGTGTTCGTCCAGTGGACGTTTACTGCGGGTTGGGCTACGACTCGATTGACCGGTGCTCAAACTATCGGGCAATCTGTAGTAGTAGTGGACAACCCTACAGGGATTGTCCCCGGCACTCAGCTCCGATTCTCAGCGGGCGCGGTTCAGAATACGTATATCGCTTTGTCGGTAGCAGGCAGCTCGGTGACGCTGACTTCTGCCCTGATCGAAGGCTGGCCCGCTCAGGCGGGAGTCTCCGAAGTACCCGACGATATCAAAGAAGCGTGTATTCTCGCTACCACGCACTACATTAAAGAGCACAAAGGCTCCGGCCTTGTCATGGCCAAGGTTCCCACCGAGAATAAGCCTACTAAGAAAGAAATCGGCCGAGAACTGGATCAGGCACTGCTCCTCGCGAAGCGATATGAGCGGTTGGCTACGTAATGGCCACTACTCCGAGTACGATTATTCGTGCGGCGGTATCCAGCTACGTAAACGCAGCGGCTATTGCTAACCTAGTGAAGATATACGCTGATCCTCCGTTTGATACTTCGGACATTCCGTATGATTCTTTACTCGCTCCAGGCTCTACGATGGCGTGTATCGGGATCGTTTATATTGATTCCGATGATGATCGGTTCGTAGCTATGGATGGCGCGGGTGGGGAACGTATCGTAAAGTATCAAATCTCGCTAGAACTTATGGGCTGGGATGTTTCCGGAGAAGTGACTGGAGCTACTCAGCTAATGGACAACATCATCGACGCGGTTAAGTACCGGCTACGAGAAGATCCCCGGCTAGGGACCCTTCCTCCGAACCCACCCCAACTCCCTCAGTTTGATATTATTCAGGCTGCTGTATCCAAGCTTTATGTCGAGCGGGGCCGCCCGGTGCGCCCTGGCAACGGTAACACCTGGGTTTGCTGGGCAGCAGTCCATTTCGCACTAGAATCATACGAATACAGCACATAGGAGCGCATGTGGCTACGGCTTATCAATACACCGGAGACAACCCGATAGAATATACCGGTTATTCGGTACGCAAAGGGGATATTGTTTATTGGGTGAACAAGCCTTACGAACCTGGGTGGATCGAATACGTACACACGATCCCAGAGGTGTTCGTTCAAGACGAAACACCGAACACCACTCACATTGGATACGTTAAAAAGCCTAACACCGCTGCTTCTGCTGCTGACTGGAAAGCTTACGCTTTGTTCCGGGGCATGAGCCCGGATGAAGTAGAACTTGCTACTCGCCGAGCGCTCATAAACCGATTCGGAGAACCGAATGCCTAAGTACCGCTACACGTCTAGTCAGCGGATTGTGTATACCACGATCGGCTTACTCGCTGAACCTGGTGAGACTTACGAACTCCCAGCGCCACTCGATCAGAATTTTGAACTTGTCGAAGACAAACCTCAGCTTGAACTGAAGCTCAATGACAAGGCGTCCGGCAAAGGCGCCCCTAGCCCTAAGGGGGCGTAAACTATGGTAGCAACTTTCGCGTCCGCGAAGCAATTTATCCTGATCGGTAAAGAAGTTACTCAGGGTACTGCTGTCGCTGGCACTTCGACTATTCCTGTCGAGAAGTTCGAATGGGAGGATAAGCCTGTCTGGCTCGATGACAAGGCAATGCGTGGTAGCATGGTCGAATCGTACGCCCGCCAGACTGGTGTTATCAAGACTGACTTTTCGATGTCTGGCCCGGTTTTCCTGGATACTCTCGGATTCCTTCTGGCTAACACCCTCGGCGACGTGGCTTATTCAGGCGGTACCCCGTCTGGATCGCCGACTACGACCACGGGCGCTTTGACCGCTGGTGTTTCTACTGTGGTCCCGGTCACCTCGGCTACGGGCATCTCGGCAGGCGTGATTCTTCAGCTTGATACTGCGGGTCTTTTGGAGAATGTGACTGTTCTTTCGATTGCTGCTTTGAACGTCACCCTCACCGCTCCGGTTGCCAAGTCGCACTCTTCGGGTGCATCTGTTCAGGTTGTCGTAGCTCCGTTCAACACGGTGATGTCTACGCTCAACTCTGGCAATGGCCAGCCGGGCTCTCACACGCTTGTTCACAACTTTGGTCCCCCGGCTAGCACCGGAACCCGTGTTCTCGCGGGCGCCTGTCTCTCCGAGGTTACATTGAAGTGGAACGCTGAGACTCAGCTTCTGACTTATGACGCTAAAGGCTCCGCGTACCCTACGGCTATCTCTGGTGTTACTCCTGTCTCCGCTCCGTCTGCTGTTACTCCTGTCGCCTCCTGGCGTGGTGTCTTGGGTATCGCTGGCCCTGCTTCCGGCGGTACGCAGGTGAAGACTGTGATGGATGGGGAGTTCATGATCAAGCGAGCGCTTGAGCCTATCTTCACCACTCAGAACTCTCAGAGTCCGTATATTATCCAGCGTGGCGCAGTCTCTGCTTCTGGCAAGCTGTCGTTTGTCGCTATCGATGAGACCCCGTTTACCACGATGATTAGCAATACTCAGCCTCAGCTCCAGCTAGTGCTGTCTAACGCCCTCGCGGGTACTTCTCTGGCGAGTATCACGGTCAACTGTCAGAACGCTGCGTATGAGACTTCTAAGCCTAACTTTGGTAAGGCTGCGATTGCGTATGACACCACGTTCTACGCGGTTGCCAATACTACCGACGCGGGCGTGTCTGGTGGATACTCGCCTATCAAGGTGACTCTTGCCAACGCTGTTCCTCCGTACACGTACCTGTAAGTTAAGCTAGGAGCGCTAATATGTCTATTCGTCACGAGCTGCCTTCGGGCGGTTGGGTTGAGGTTAAAGAAGCTTCTGAGCTTCGTGCTAAGGATCGTAAAGCGGTTCTTCGTCAGATTGCTGACCCCGAAGAGGGTCACCGTATGGCTACCGTGGTCAGTATGACCGACTTGATCGCGGCTACGGTTATCATCGCTTGGGAGCTTCCGTATCTTCCGGGCGCTGATATCCCCCAGATCAAACTCGACAATCTCGACGAGCTAGAAATTCTGGATGAGAATGCGGTTCAGGCAGCTATCGAGCCTTTGGTTAAGCTGTTCAGCCCGCAGGCTCCTAGCCCGGATGACACTGAGAACTCAGACGGGACTCCGAATCTTGAATCCCCTACCGTGCCCTCCACCGCATAAAAGTAGCGTTGGAAGGGAACGATGTAGGATCTGCTAAATCAGCAGAGCAAAAGAAGTGGGATAAAGCACTCGACGACTGGTGGTGGCTGGATAAGTTCAACTTGCCACCCCAGGTTGTCGACGAGATCCCACTAGAATCTTTTAACCGGATTCCATTGATTGACAATGAGGCTGTCCGCGTTCGTAACGAAGCCCAGGAACGAGCTAACAGGGGGTCTCGGTGAGTGAGCTAGTCGGGTTGTCCGAGTTCGAGTCTGCTTTAACCGATTGGATTGCCAAGAAACTTATTGGATCTCGTATCGGAGTAGAACTCAGCGCGGAAAAGCTCCAGGAAGAGACCCGGCGGCTGTTGACGTATCAGTCTCACGCTAAGGGTACGCCGACTCCATCCGCTCCCGGGCAACCCCCTGCGAAGATCTCAGGGGATCTCAGCGAATCAGTGTCGATTCAAGGGCCTCATCCGATCCCTGACGGGTTCGAAGCACGAGTAGGCGGTACTACCCCCTACGCGCGTATTCAGGAGCTAGGCGGCACAGCAGGCAACGGAGCAAGGCTCCCTGCGAGGCCTTATCTCTCACCCGCGCTAGACAATACAAAAGATGACATGGCTCTGATATTTTACACTGCATGGCAAGACTAGGGGGCGGCTATGTCCGATGGAGGATTTCTACCCCCGGTTGTTGCTGTACTAACCGCGAACACCACCGAGTTTGCAGCGGGTATGACTACCGCCAAGCTGGAAATGGCGCAGATTGGTGTAGCGTTCGAAGCGCTTATTGTTCAGAACGATGCCGCTGCATTGTCTATGGCCAAGGTAGCTTCCGCTGCTGATACAGCGGCTATTGACACTGCGTTGGCTATGGACAAGATGTCAGCTGATGCTGCTGCTATGGCTGTTAAGATGGAAGCGGCGTCCGCTAAAGCAGCGGCTTCTGTTGAGCGTGTTGGTGTGGCTATGGCTGGCACTGCTGCTACTTCTGGTGTATCCGCTGCTGCTATCGGCAGAGGGCTGATAGGTGTCGGCGTAGTTTCCGGGTTGCTTATCGGCGAGTCTGTCCATCTAGCTTCTGAGTTTGAGAAGCAGATGACTCGGCTGTACACAGCCGCTGGTGCTCCTAAACAAGCTGTGCTCGATAGCTACGACGTTGTACTCAAGATCGCGGATGATGTCGGCCAGTCTGGCACTAAGATGGCTGAGGCTTTGTACCATCCTATTTCTGCTGGCCTGGATATGGCCACTGCTTTGAACGTGGTTCGATATTCTGCCGAAGAGGCAGCTATCTCCGGGGCTAATCTCGACGACACTACGTACGCTTTGTCATCGGTGATGAAAGCTTTTAACCAGAATGCAGCTGATGCTCAGCCTACGATGGCTCTTCTTAACGCTATCGTTGGTGAAGGCGATATGCGGTTCCAGGACTTCAACGCATCTATCAAGAACTGGACTCCTACTGCTGCGCAGATGGGCATCTCGATCCAGTCTATGGGTGCTGGACTCGCCTATCTCACCGACCGTGGTAACTCTGCCGAGGTAGCCGCTACGCGTATGACCATGGGTCTTGTGATGATGTCCACCCCCTCTAAGCAAGCCGCTGGTCTGCTTAAGGGCCTAGGCGTAGCTTCTGGCGATGTCACCGCTTCTAGTGCGCTGATGGAAGCTGCACTGAAAAAGGCAGGCGTAACCAACAACCAACTAGCAGCAGACCTTAAGCAGCCTGATGGTTTGTATGTTGCGCTGAATCACCTAAAGACCGCGCTGGAAGCAGCGGGCGTCTCGGGCACTGAGGCGGACTCTACCCTGTCCAAGATCTTTGGTGGCGGTAGGTCTGATAAAGCGATCATGTCGCTTATGCAGAACCTAGACGGACTTAAAGAGAAGTACGACGCTATTGGTAACGATTCGTCTATTACCAAGTTCGAGCAGAACTGGAAAGACGCATCGAGCACCTTCGCTTTCAAGATGCACGATCTCGTGGCCAGCCTTGAGAACCTTGGTATCAAGATCGGTGTGATTGTTCTACCGGTTCTTACCAAACTCGCCGGATGGTTTATAGAGTCTATCACCTGGATCAGCGACCACAAAGCAGCGATGATTGCTTTGATTATCGTACTCACAGCCGGTCTTATCGTCGCTATCGCAGCGGTAGGTGTGGCTTTGTGGGGACTCGCTGCTAACCCAGTTGTTTGGATCGTGGCGGCGATTATCGTGGTTATTGCAGCGCTGGTGTTTGGGCTCTATGAGCTTATTACCCACCTGAAAGAAGTAGGCGATTTCTTCGCTTGGCTTTGGAACACAGTCTGGAAATGGACCTCGGACCGAGTCACTGACATCGTCAATTTCCTAGTGTCTGTGTTCACTACGGTTATCGATTGGATCGTAAATCGGTGGACTGACGTTTCTAACTTTTTCGCGGATCTGTGGAACACGGTTTGGAAGTGGACTTCTGATCGTATCTCGGATATTGTCAATTTTATCACGTCCACATTCAGCGGCATTATCAACTGGATTATCTCTACGTGGAATAGCATCCCTGGATTCTTCAAAAAGCTCTGGGACAATGTTCTGAAGTTCTTCAAGGATCTCCCGTATATGATCGGGTATTCCCTGGGCTTCGCCCTGGGCACTGCGATCAAGTGGGCTATCCAGTTCGGCGGGGCTATCGGTAACGGTGTTCACAACGTGATCCAGTGGTTTATCGGGCTGCCTGCTAAGATTGCCACTGCTCTCGGCAACGCTGGTACATGGCTTCTCCAAAAAGGCAAGGACATTATTACAGGACTTTGGAATGGTATCAAGAGTCTGTGGAATAATGTAACGCGCTGGTTCCATGATTTGCCCGGGAACCTGGCTAGCTTTTTCACCTCGGCAGGAAACTGGCTCAATTCTGAAGGTAGCTCTCTTATCACCGGGTTTAAAAACGGTATCGTTTCGATGGCTAAAGATGTCTGGGCTTGGCTGAACGCGCTGCCCGGGCGTATCAAAGCATTCTTTAACTCAGCCGGTAACTGGCTCCTCGAACATGGTAAGTCGATTATCAACGGTCTGAAAGACGGTATCGTCAACGCTGCGAAAGCTGTGTGGGACTGGTTCAAGGGTGTCTGGAAGTCTGTTACCGGGTTCTTTAACGGGTCTGGTAATTGGTTGTATAATGCTGGCGCTGATTTGCTGCGAGGCTTGTGGAATGGTATTAGCTCTATGGTCGGGTGGCTCGGTCAGAAAGCACGGGACATGGCCAAGGGGCTGCTGGACGGAATCATGTCCGCTCTTGGTATCAACTCACCCTCTCGCCATACGCACGCAATGGGACAGGGTCTTGTTGAGGGTCTTGTCAACGGCTTAGATTCGGATGCACACCACGCTGCTAAAGCCGCTCAGAACATGGTGGATTCGGTGCTCGGTGCTGCCGGTCAAGCTTCGCGTAAGCCGCTGACTATTAATGGATCATTGTCCGGTGGGGCGTTATTGTCTGCTGCTGGTCGTACCACGGCTAATACAGGTGCCAACGTTACTATTCAGATGAACCCCCGAGATGTAGCTCAATGGCTGCAAACCGGAACTCTCCGATATAACCTACGTAATTCCTCGAACGGACTATCGGTGAAGGGTGCATAATGTCTCGCAACTGGCCGCTAACGAGTCTTATCGCTGACTTCACCCAAGGTCCCCCGGGTTTCCCGGGGGGTAACGCAGTAAGCTTGCTAGCTGGCCAGACTGCGAACCGTAGCATTTCGACGACGCGAGGGCGCCAGTATGAATTGGATCAAGTTCAGACTGGCAGTCTCTCGGCGAATCTCACGGATCAATTAGAGTATCTGAACCCTACGAACAAGGGCACGTTTACCAATCTGCTTTCTAACTCCACGTTCGAATCGGGTATTTCCCCCTGGACTGGTGCTGGCGGTACGGTAAGCCAATCATCTACGCAGAAACACTCGGGCACATTCTCCGGGAAGATGATTCCTAACGGATCATCTTCTCAAGACAACTTTAACTCGGAAACTCTTCCAGTTGTCGGTAGCAACCAAGTCACTGTATCCGCGTGGGTATATTTTACCAACGCGGTTACTAACAACTTCTCGTTGTCAGTGAACTTTTTTGATGTCACCGGAGCGTATATCACAACGCTGGGTGCCGCAGTGTCTGTGGCTGCTGCTACGTGGACTCAGTTTACGAATACGCTTACAGCCCCTGCTGCGGCTAATACTATGGCCGTGGTTCCTGTGTTGTCTGGTACTCCGGCTGCTAGTCAGATTTGGTATTTGGATGACGTATCCCTGATTAATGTCACGTCTACAGCTTCTCCCTGGAACACAGGGCCAAACTCACTCCTCCCATATCGTTGTGTACAGTACGGCGCATGGTGGAACCCAGCGACCAAAAACATCGCTGGTAATCTACTTAATTCGACTAACTATGTACCAAGTTCTCTCACGCTGACGTACGACCCATCGTTTGAAACCACGGTGTCCGGATTCTTCGGGCTCCAAGGGGCGCCCACAATCACCACTTCTGCAACCCAACATTTCGACGGCGCTAAATCAATGTCAGTGGTGTTTAATACCGCTGGTGACCTAGCAGTAGTCCCAATCTACTCCTCACCGAATATCCAATACACACTTTCGATTTATGTGTTTGTGGCGGCTAGCCACACTGTACAAGTTCGGTGGCATAACAACCCGGGCGGCATCGGTACAACACTAGCTACAGCTACGTCATCGACTACTGGCGCGTGGCAACGGTTGACTATGACTGCTACTCCGAATACTCCGATCACGGCTATTATCCTGACTCTGGCTTCGGGCACGTTCGCGTCTACTGTGTTTTTTGACGCGATGCAGCTCGAAGTAGGCAGCTCAGCTTCTGCGTTTACTACTTCCGGACCTACGTACTACCCAGTTTATACTGGGTATATTGAACGCTATCCCCAGACGTGGGACTCTGCTGGGTTTCGGGGTATCAAACCTCTGGAATGTGTCGACGCGCTGTCTCCGCTCTCACGAGCGGTTATCAATCAGTCTTATCAGCAGACTGTCCTGGCGGATTCTCCGAATGTGTTTATACCGTACAATGACGCGGCGCTTCCTCAGAAGGTGCAACTTCCTTTGGGCGGTTCTCCGGGAACCGGTACCCAGCTTTTAGGAACTAACTCGGGGGCGGTTACTTTTGGGGGAGATAGCTTCCTCGATGGGTCTAATGCCGTTCAGCTCGCTCAAACCAACGTAAACCCCCCCACTTCTGGGAATGGAAACCAGGTCACTTGGCTGAGTACCTACGGGTATAGTACGTACCTGAACCCCGCCGCTTTCACTATGGAGTTTTGGTTCAAGATGATCGGGTCAGCGGGTGCTGGTGGAGCAGCAGTAATGCAACCTGGTGAGGTGCTCGGGGCAACGTCCCAAACTCCCCAACGTGCTTTTGGTATGTACGAGTACTCCCCTGACACCAGAATGGCTTGGATCTGGACGGACGATACCGCGACTATTCGTATTAACAACACGCCTCTAGATGCAAACGGCAACGTTATTCGACCGGATGGTCTGTGGCATTACGCAGTACTCCAGTTGGGATTCCCAGCTAGTGTTTATTCCCGCAGATGGTCTATCGATGGGAGCACTCTTTCTTCTTGGGGCGCTCTATTCGGAGCGGGTAATCCTCCGGGACAAATCCTAAACGCCTTCTTCGTGAGCGCTTCCACGTATTTCGGCGATATCGCATCCAACTTCTCTATGGCCAACGCAGGGTTTTACAACGGCATCCAACTGTCCCAAACTCAAATTAATAACCACTACCAACGTGGTATCGGATATTTTGGAGAACTCTCTGGGGTTCGAGCCGCCAGGATTCTTAACAAGTACTGGTCTCCGAATATCATCACTGCCAGCGGTGAGACTCAGATGTCCTCAGACTTCCACTACGACCCGATCGTATCTCCCGGGCAACAGTCCTCGCCTATGTCAGTACTTTCGGCGCTCCAAGAGGTTGCTAACACTGAGGGTGGCCTGTTGTGGGTGGACGCTCGTGGGTTTATCAACTTTGATGCCCGGGATACTAGATATCTGAACGCTAAGACAGCCCAGTATGTATTCGGTGAGAATGCTGCTGGCGGAGAACTCCCCTACGAAGAGGTCGACTACGATTACGACCCGACGTATGTCTACTCCGAAGCGGATCTCACAGCGGATTCAGGGGTTGTTTACACCTCGGTCAATGCTACGTCTCAGACAGCTTACGGCCAACGTATTTTGTCTCAGCAGATGTTTATGGCTAATGATTGGGATGTACAGCAAGCGGCTAACTTCTTTACTAAAAGGTACGCAGTGCCTCCGGGCGGTAACGGATCCACAGCTCCGTTGCGTATCAACAGGCTGACTATCAATCCGGGATCTAATCCTAATCTGTGGACGGCTGCTTTGTCCCTGGATATCGGTGAGCGGATAACAGTAACCCGTAGAACCGCCCCCGGAACGATTATTACCGGAGACTATTACATCGAGCAAGTCTCGCATTCGGTAGACGGCTCAGAATCGTCATGGACCGTAAGTTACCAATTGTCCCCGGTATTTAACCCCGTAGCGTGGATCCTCGGTGATTCTACCTACGGTGTCCTAGGTACAACTACTGTGACAGTTTACTAATCAAAGGATAAATGTGTCTGACTTTACAGTCAATGGTAAGATCACGGCTATTCAGTGGACTGGATCTAATCTGTCGGCTATCCAAACGGCTTTGTCTCCGGTGGGATGGCTTGTGTTCTCGAGTACCCAGGAAACGGGGCTTGTTCTATTCGGGGCGTCTGGACCGGGACCGAACGGAGTTTATGTGCCTCTGAACGGATGGATACCCTCGGGTATTGCTACTACCGGCAATCCTTCTTACGGAACTGACGGAGTTTCTACCCCTATCGACAACGCAACATTCACAGCTGGGCATACGCTCGCCCCATAAGATAAGACAGGAGCGCCCCTTCTTATGTCTGTGCCCACTCCAGCTATCCCAGTTTTCACCGATGGTACCGTGGTTCACGCCACGGATCTGAACGCGCTGGGATCCAACCTCACCAACTTGTATACATACGGTCAGGCTAGTTTCAACTCGCAAAAACCTTGTGCGTTGATTCGTCAGACTACGCTCCAATCTATCGCGGATAACGCCAACGCTACAATGACGTTTCAGACTGCGGTGGTAAACACGGACTCTATGTGGTCTTCTGGTGCGCCTACTCAGTTGACTATCCAGCATGCCGGGATTTACCTCCTCCAAGGTCAGACATTTTATGTCAACGTAGCGGGTATGACTACGGCTCAGACTGGCGGCTGCTACCTTTGTGTGAACGGAGCTGTACCCGCGTCTAACGCGGTTGCTGCGGGCGCAGCAAACATGTCTACAAGCAACTGTGGTCCGGCAGGAAACGTGTCTTGTCTGGTTAACCTGGCGGCAGGTGCCACGGTGTTTCTCGTGGCTGTCCAGACTTCGGGTGCCGCACGAAACACCCAGACTGGGTTCGGTGGGTCTTACATCTCTGCTATTTATCAGACTTCGTCTACCTAGGAGGCATGTATGGATGGGGTCTGGTCTGCTGTTGTCGGCGTGGTCGGGACAGGATTTGTCAGTCTACTGGGCTTGATTCTGCTAGGAAAGCTTGTTCCCGCCTCTCGGGTTGACAGAGCGGAGCTAGAAGCGGATACGTGGAAGAAAGCTCACGACACTATGAAGCAGGCTTTCGACACACAATCCAGTCTGCTTATCCGGCAGCAAATCACCGCCGAGGTCACTGAACAAGTGATGAAAAGCATCAGCACTCAGTTTATCCGGAAGGACTAGTATGTTTGGTCGAAAGAGAAAGTCCGGATGCACTGAGGCGAACAGTGCTTTGAAAGATGCTCAAACTGTTCACTCACAGATCACTCGTATAGAACGTATCTCGCAGCCTGTTTTAGACAGGCTTAACAAAATCAGAGAGGAATGGAGCGACGAATGTACTTCCTCGACTATTCCGCCGGAAAAATCTCCGGAGCAACGATCCGGGCAAACGGCTATAACGGGGTAATTCGGTATATCGACTCCCCTCTTAATCTAAGCAGCAAGCATACTAGTTTGTCTGAATACAAAGACCATATCGCACAAGGCTTGATCGTACGCTTGGTGATGCAAGTAAACACCACAGACGCGGATGGTGGCTACGCACGCGGGGTGGCTTACGCTCAGCGGGCTAAGGCTGGTGCTGATTATCTCGGGTATCACGGGAGGATCTTTTTCACTAACGACCGGACTACGGTACCCGATCCGACAATCTGGCGAGCTTATCTCGATGGAGCTGTGTCTGTACTCGGTTTAGACCAAGTCGGTGCATATGGTTTCCGCAACGCTATTGATACTGCTCAAGGACACGCTTCTGCTTTTTGGCAAGCGGGAGCCCGATCCGCACTGAGCCCAGCGGCGAATTACTGGCAAGACAATAATACTCAGGTTACAGTCGGCGGGATCTTGTGCGACCGAAACCTTGTGATTTCTCAGGAAGGAAATGACGTGGCACTAACAGATCAGGATGTGTACAAAGTCTGGAGAGACCCTCTTCTGACCCTGGATCCAGTACACGCGCCGAACACCTCGATCAACGCGGCTAACGTGCTCAACACGCTGCTGAACAACGATGCGGCTCTCAAGGCCAAGCTGGACGCTCTGAGCACGCCTACAGTCGACCTGGACGCCCTAGCGGCCAAGGTGGCTGCCCTGGTCGGTCCCACGCTGGCGGCAGCCGTCGCTGACGAATTCGAACGAAGGTTGGCTAGCTAATGGTGTCGTATCTCGCTAGGTTCAAGAAGGCTCTCAGCGCTCTTGTGGGTGCTGTTGTCGCCGCTGGTGGTGTAGACACGCTGTTCCCGGATCTCCCGGCTGGTGTGGCCGCTGGAGTCGGCGGAGTGGTTGCTCTGCTCGCTGTGCTCCTCGGCCCGAAGAACAAGGACAAGCCTGTAGTTTAATCCCGGAAAATACAGAACCCCCTCTCGCTCACGCGAGAGGGGGCTTTTTCATATCTTCAGTCTTCGTCCAACCACTTCTTAAACTTCTCATCGTTGGATAGGCCCTTGTTTTTCTTGGCCAACCTGTTGATCCGCTTATCCTCTTTCTTCTCGGCTTTGGCTAGTGCCTTCGCCCGTTTCCGGGCTGCTTCCTCGTCTGGATTCTTCTTAGCCATCACTTGTCCTTAATCTTTAGCCATACGATCTGGTCACCGTACCGATCGCGTAAGGCTGCTGCCTCGCGGTTGCGGTCTGATCTGGACTCGAATTTCTTCTCGGTGGTGGTCCCGTTCCTCAACCGGAACTTGACCGAGTAAGGATGCTTAGCCCACTTGCGATAGTTGCCGCCTGAGGTACCAGACATTAATGATACCACCTTTGGTGAGCTTTTCGGAGAAGCCTAGTAGCAAAATGCTCTTTGCAAACCAAACCTCGTGAGTCTACCAGCATACAATAATAACGCCGTTTCGGTGGGGAGATCTGGTCCTTGACCAGGCGGAATCTGAGAGTCATCGTTTACCCCGAGTGCCTGTGCGCCCAGGATTTACAGGTGGGACAGCTTCGGACTTCACATGCTCCGGTTTAGCGACTGGCTTCATACCGCCGTACGTACGTTTACGACCGTTAGGGTCGAAATAGAACCCATAGGGCATCTTGCGGGCCATTACACCAACCGCCCTCTCCGTCGAAGTTCTGTTTTGATAGCCACGATACGCCTCATAACCTTGCGTTGGGGCTTTGTCTTGTTCGCTTGTTCCAGCGTCCTCAGCGTATCATACAAGTATTCTATACTCAACCCGCTCAGGCTCATAGGCATCAGCTGTTATTCGCAATGAAGCTCGCGTCCTTGATATGCTTCCGGCAGACTCCGCCTTCTGAGGTACCGGAGATTTTGGAACACTTCTTACAGCCACGGATGCGACCCTCGGCAGCCCTGACTTCGCGCTTCAGCTTGCGAGCCTCCGACTTAGCAGCCGCATCAGCAGGGCTGGACCCGCGCCCCTCGAAAGCATTGCCACCGTGGTACGACTTGCCCATAGGGCGTTTCCAGTCGCCACTTTTGAACACATCTTTCAGACCCACGACATTCCCTCTCACTTAATCGGATTCATCCATGCTGTGAAGCCTTGAGCCTTGCGGTGTTGCATCAGCTTCCGAGCTTGTCCTATAGTAGCTCGCTCGGCTGAATGTGTTTTGCCTTTATCGTCGATCCACCGGACCATGTACCGCCCGCCTGCTCGCTGCGGGTCGCTGCTTTTTGGCATCTACTTCGACCTAGAATTCCGCCAGCGGTCGGCAGAAGCAACCTTCTCTTCTGGGGTGATCACACGGTCTGCTACAAGCAATTCCAGGTTCTTCACTCGATTGCGGAGTTGCTTGTTTGCTTCCACGAGATTTTCGAGACTAAGTAATACCAAACCAAGCGCTTCACGCGCCTCGTGATCCTGCACTCTACTCATCTCCCGATCGGTGCCAGTCGTCTTCGATGGACTCTACAGGCTCTGCTACTACCTCTTTGTCCGGGCTGGTGAAGATCCACGCCCAGTAAGCGGAGGTCTCTGTCTCGGTCATAAAACAACAGTACCCCTGGCCGAAGCCAGGGGGTACCGCCAAACGGGTGAGCAGTCATGGTCTAGGCTGTCAGCAAAGCTGACAGACGCCCGACCTACGGTCGGTCTAGAAGACGCTCGGAGCTACCAGAACCCACCCCGTAACAGACACAGAAACGACCGCCAACTGAACCAGGGTCCACAAACTCTTACGAGTCTTGGCAGCTAGGTACACAGTACCTCCGAAATGAAACAAGTTGAATCCAAACCATAAGCCCATACCAGCGTATTCAAGAAACTTAATCACAGTCTCGCCACCAATTCGTAGATTACTCCTACCAGGATACAGGTCAAACCGAGGAGCATAAAAAGCGTAGCTAGAACTTCACCAGCCTTCACGGTATCCAACTTTCCGCCGACTCATGTCGGCCCCGATCGTCCACGTAGAGAGCATACAAAGGCTTGCCGCACTGAATTGCTTTGAACGGGATAGCGTTCAAATTCAACCAGAACTCGATAGCTTCGTAATCAGTCCAGGGTCGAGCTGTGTGGATAATCGGCTTGAATCCTGCCTCGTGAGCTTCGTGGAGCTTGTACGTGTTTCGTCGGATCGGATCACCGATACGGCTGGTGGGGTTATCAGGAGTCCACAACGGCTCAGCGATCGTACCGTCAAGGTCGATACCAAGCCACTTCAGGTTACTCCTGGGTTTCGGGGGTTCCATCAGGAATCTCCTTCCCGAGAAGATTCCGGAGAATCCGAACTTCGTCTATTAGCAGCGACAAACACCGAGTCGATGACCGAGACTCGACGTACAACGTGCCATCGCTACAATACGCGAAGTAAGTACCGCCTTTATCATAAACCCAATCCCCATCTTCGAGATTGAAGATTTCAGCGCTCATTAGTCCACCACCCAAATATCAACCAAGTTGAAAAGCTCCTCGGCGAGGTAATCGTTCTGCTCCTCACGCGGCCACTCGTCCCATTCTTCCCGGGTGATCCGCGAGCCTAAAGTCCCGCGAAACGTGATATTGGAGCTAGACGCGTACCCGAATTCGATGTATTCACTCATCAAAGTCCTCACATTCTGCTCCGCAGGCAATATACCCCACGGCGTCTACAAAGTTATCCCGCTTAGGCTGAGCGATCATCCGAGCTAATTTGAGCTGGGCCATCATCAAAGCCACCTCAGTAGCTGTGATAGGCTCCTTCAGCTTGTGCCCGATCTGAACGTTCCACAACGCAGCAGTGTTGGCGAAGTTCTCGGTAGGAGAACCGTAGGTTTTGTTCCTATCCCCGGTGATTAGGGTTTCTGCTTCTTGGAGAATAGACGCTCGGACAGAAAGAATCCCAGGGAGAGAAACGGGGGCGGTGTTCGGGGCATCCGCGTGCCGCATAGTTTCTTCATGGATGTAGTTGAACGAGCAGTTATTCGTCCCGCTAAAATCGTATCCGTCGATCCGTGGCGCAATCGAACGTTCGCGCGCACCCTCATGAATTTGTCCCTTGGGCAGAAGATACCCGGAAGCCATTTCACCACGCCAATGAGGGCCCGATACATAATCGCCCGGTTTGAACTCAGTCATTGCGGCTATCCCATACCTTGAGTGCTACGCCGATGCTGTCTGTTACCTCGGCAGAAACAGCGTCCTTACGGCTGGATTCCGCATACTCCGTCAGAACTCCCTGGAGATCAATCACCAGATCCCAGAATGTACCGCTTTCCAGTTCGTCGATGCTGTCCACGTCGTCGAGAGGTCCGTTACACGAGCACCCGGAACCACTCTCCCAGTAGAAGAGCTTGTTCTTAGGCGACCACAAAACCGTGGTTTCATCCCACTCGTAGCAACCTTCTCCAGCGAGCCAGTCAACAGCCGTGACGTGGACCAACCCATGCTTCTCCGGCTCGAAATACATCCACATAACTACAGCCCCCAAATCCGCTCGATAACCGGTGCGAAAGAGACGGACTGATCGTTCGTCCGTGCGAGCTCGTCCCCGTGTTGCGCGCTAAGCCCAATCAACGTACAAAGGCTCCGGGGGAGATACCCGGAAGACGAACTGTGCCCTTCGTCAACAGCTTCCTGGGATGCGTTCGGGTCCACCAACGTACCTCCATCCCACTGAGCCTTCCCAGCCTTCACCAGAAGATCGCCAGCAACCCCAAGGCAACACATCGTCTTGCCAGGAGCAGACTGCTCCCACAACCTGTTGTGGCCCTGAGTGTACTCTTCCGACTCAAGCGCAGCGATCCACTCAGCCTTGAACGTTTCGTCAAGCATGCTCTCTGTTCCTCTCACGAGTGTTCGGCGGTTTTCCAGTTCCTGCCCGGCTGGCCGTAGCCTACCGGGAAATCAGTGCGTTGTCCACCAGGAACATCGATGACCCCGGTCATCGCGTCTACGAAAATCTTGGTGTCTTGCTCCAACGTAGCATACGGGATCGAAGCGCACAACTCATCGTGCACAGTGAACTTCACCTGACGCAGGTTACGATCTGGTAACTTGATCAACGCATCGTTGAGAAGCTCTGTGGTCCCGCCCTGGCCTTGCAACGCGGGCGCCTGAGTGTGCTCCCTGCCCTTCTCGGTGGGCATCTTACGGCCACAAAGGTAAAGGACGTAGCCAAGCTTACGAGCCTCCTCACGCACTCGGTTTTGCCAGGCTACTACCCGGGGGTACATTCGGTTACAACTAGTCACGAACTTCTTGGTCACCGACATCGGGAGATCGTTCTTCTCAGACATCGTCTGAGCTCCGCCGCCGTAGCCCCAAGTGTGGATCAGGGGCTTAGCGTTCTTGCGGTAGCGCTTGGGATCTGTTTGGAACACTTCTTCGCCGTACGCAGCAATAGCCGAAATCACGTGTCCGTCCACACCCGGAAGCAGTCTCTTCGCGTACTCACGATCCCCGGACAAAGCAGCGACGACACGAGAGTCCGCGTTCGAATAATCGTAGCACATCCACGCTTCGAGTTCGGAATCTGACAAGAAATAATCTTTGTGATTGGAATCGAAAATAGTTACGCCAGGCTCGGTCGTAGACTTCCGTCCGGATCGCTGGAGAGCCATAATCGTCGGGTGTACTTTGCCATCGGGGTGTGTACATAGTTTAGTAAGCTGGGGGAGTGTCCTAGTACCGGCGAGAATACCCAGGGCCTCAGCGAGGTCCAGGGCTGCCTGATTCCCCTTCTCAGGACGCACCCATTCGTCGTTACCCCTGACGTAGCCGCATGCTTTCTTGATAGAATCACCAGAGAAAGACAACGCGCCATTCTCGGTGCGATCCATCCCGTTTGTGTGCACACCAAGATCAGCGAAGGCTTTGAGCACAGCTTCTTTACCAAGCTTCGATGACATGGCTTTCTTCCCGTTCACAGGGAAGTTGTATTTGTCATGCAGCTCATTGATCACAGTAGCCGTGGTGTAGTCTTGCTCAGCGATACGGGCGTTGACTAGGTCCTGATCGATGACCACACCGTTTCGAGAGATCTGAGAATCACAGGCTGCCACAAGCTGAGTACGCCAGGCGTAGTCGTCCAAGGGTCCGAGCTTGAGTAATTCCCTGGCGACGTGGCGGGTTGCCCTGACATCCTGCTTAAGGTATTCGCGGTAGTCTTCGTGGTCTAGGGGGATATGACCCGCTCCACAACACACCCCTTCCCGTTTACGCATGGTTCCGGTCTTGAGAACCTTACCAGTCTTCTTAGAGATGTTCGGTACGAACTCGAATTCGAACGGATCGGCGAGGTCTGAGAACTTGTGAGACTTGCCCTCGACGCCAAGCTGAAACGCTTGGTTATCCAGAGAGAACCACTTACGAGCGGTAGCAGGGGTGTTGGACTTCAGCGTACGCCCCGCACGGTTCACGTAGTTGTATGGCGCAGGGTTGACTAGCGTAGCGTGGGTCAGGGTACAAAACACTCGTTCCTCACGAGCCATCCACACCGGCTCGATAGACTCGACACCAAACAATACCGACAAGTCGAATCCATGGATGTTGTGTCCAACGACTACATCTGCTGAGCGGATGACACGGAGCATCTCGTCGTAGTCATCAGTGAGAATAATGTCGTCAGACTCACCCCAACAGTACCCGCCGAGACGGAAGTACTCCCGCGCGGGAAGCGCGTAGCGCTCAGCGATTGTGTGGGTTTCCACGTCGAAGAACAACGTAGAATCAGGGAACTCAATAGCCATAGCTCACCAGTCCGTATCAATCTCCAGAAGACGCCCGTTACCGTACTTTACCACTTCGTCCCAGGTTTCGTAATCAGAGGTTTTACACAGAGTTCCTTTGTGAGGCCGTACGAAGTAAAGCTCATGGTTGATAACAACGTAGATATACCCCATATCGTCTACGCCGATAAGACTAATCATTATTCACCAACTCTGTTCATAAGCTTCGATCTCCCGGAGAATATCCGCCACAGTGACACCGCTCGATAGAATCATCACCAATTCGTATCCAGCTTGTCGATCTTCCAAAACCATGGGTCCACCAAAGTAATCGGAGCTAATTTCGTATCGGTCCATTAATCGTCCCCCAATTCGTCCGCAAGTTCATGAAGGCGGTTCGCGTATCGTTCTAGCCGGATCATTTGTCCTGTTCGGGTGGCCTGGTTTGCTTCGATACCGACCTTGTCCGCTAGCTCTCGCAACTCGTCGACTACGCGCTGTGTCATGCTCATAACTTTCCTCTCAAACGAATAGAGTGGGGTCCCGAAGGACCCCGACTCACTAGACTACTTCGGTTCGTTCTGAAAGTCGAGACCATCTTCGCACTGGTCGTTCTTCGGACCAGGGCATCCCCAAGCATGCCACTGACCCTTAGCACCAACCTTGGTCACGTATCGCTTCTTACCATGGTCACACGATGGGGGGAGACCCATCCAGTCCGGAGCCTGAGTAGCTCCGGCAGGCTTACCACGCTGAGCGGGAGCAGCCTTAGCAGACGGAGCAGGCTCGCCCTTGGTCTCGCGGTAATGATCCTGAGCGAATACATGGACTTCGTTCCACTTAGCGATAACTTCTGCCAGCAAGACGTTAGGAAGCTTGCCCTCAGGATCGATACCCAGAGTCTCAGCAGCATCCCGGACAGTCGGAGCCCTCAGATTGATAAGCCCGGCTTCGTAGCCAGGGCCAGTCTTACCACTCAGGCTGATCTCACCAACAGGGGAAACGGTAACTCCGGGGGTTTCTGCCACGGGCTCCTCTTTCTTCGGGGTACGCTTGGCAAATGGGTCAGTAGACATTTAAGCCACCTTATTCTTATGGAGATTGTTGACGCAGTCAGTCAACGCATGGATAGCGCGTGCTAACAGTCCGGGGTCACCCGGTATCTCCCCGGATACGTATTTAGAAGCAATACTACGAGCGTAGGCTGGGAGCACACGCTGAAGGTACTGACAGCCTAGATCCAGGTCTGAACCCTCGGGAGCGATACGCGTACGCCCGCCAGTCAACAGCCCCGATTCCAACAAATACTTGACTTGGCTGACCGAATACATCACGTTCCCGGTCCGGTATTCGAAGTCAGCAATCTCGGTGAGGATCAGGTTCTTCGCTGTAGAAGCCAGCCTACGGCGCCTGAGATGGTCTGGGAGAGCTTCGATCTCCTCGGCTAGGTTCTTGTCCAGGATACTCAGGGTTAGCTCTGCTGTGAGCGTGTCAGCGTCAGTAACACCCGGGTAGTTGAGTACCGCATCCTCAGCGGCGGAACGGATACTAGGACCTAGCCACCACACGAATCGTACCTCCTCGGTCATCATGTCAGTCATCTCGCACTCCGTCCGAAGGGGCAAACTCCCCGTACTCTTTCGTCACCGCTTTAAACCGCGCTTCAGCGGCGTCTAGAATCTCTGAAAACAGCCCTAGCGACACTTTTTTGTTATTCGAGCTGTAATAAGCTTCCCACTTTCTATGTCTCTTATCCCAGCTAACACCTGTATACCCCGACGTATTGCGGCTGCGCACACGACAGTTCACGATATTTTGCGAACGGCTGGCAAGACGAAGATTGTCTCGTCGATTATCCAGCCCGTCATGGTTTTCGTGGTCCACTTCAGAAAACCCGGTAATTAACCGGTGTGCATACACTCGACAGTTGTTGTGGCCGTCTGCCACGCAATCCGCCTTCGCGTATTCGGTATACCCGTTCTGATAAACGTACCACCGGTAGGGTGACAGCGGGGGATAGTCATCTTTGTCTACTTGGACAACAAACGATCCCAGTCGGGATTCTACCACGATACCTATCACAGATTCTGAAATAGCCACGGTTCCATTGGGGGTTCCACCCGGGCGTGGCTTGTGTTCCACCTCCCTAGTCATGAAGTCAGTCATCCGTCACGCCCCTTGGGGACTTCGTCATTCTCTAGGAACGTTTTGTACACCTGGCGGCTAGCAGTGTGGAATACGCATACGCCTTCAGGACGCATAAAGCCGGGTACATGCTCAGACCCAAACTGACGAAGTTCCTCGACATAAAACTTAGCCGTCTCGACAGAGAAAGGCTGGATACCTAGAACCGTGACGCACTCTAGCCCGGGGACCTCGCTAACCCGGTTCAGGTTCTCAATAGTCCACCATCGAGCGGTGTTGAACAAAGCGAACCGCTTGTCACCCTTGGTCAGCCCGTAGCCACGACCAATACCAGAACCGTACCATTCACCGAAGTGGCGACCGGGACCAAGCGTAGCGATAAGCCCCTGAGCATTCGAAGAAACCCAGCGAGCAAAACCGTGGTTGTCATCAGACGGAGTGATAAGACGGTTGCGGGACTGAGCACCGATATCATAGTACTTATCGTCGTATTCGTACATAGATGGGTCATCGATCTCCTCGATGACAACTGCTGCATTCGTACCATCTAGCTTTTCGGTATAAACAACAGTTTTATTCAACCGAGGAGTCTTGGGCCAACCTTCGAACTCAATCATTGTTACCCCCCCTCGTAAGGTCGGGCGTTCTTCGGAATCTCCGACTCGCTAATAACCTCGAACGATTTGAGGTAGTAGCCTTCGTTATTACTAAGCACGCAATCGAATGCGTCTTCAGCGTCCAGGGGTATAACCTCTTCATTTTCTACATCTTCGATTACGTATTCAATCCGGGTATCGATGTCTTCCGGCTCTAGCACTAGACGATACACACGCTTCTCAGTCACTGACTTCTCCTGACCATTCGATATTCAGGGTGGCTCCTGTCATAAGCTCGCACGCTCGATCGTAATCGTCTTCGTCTTCCGTCCCCTCTAGAGTTTCGTCTAGATAGTCCCCTCCAAAGTTCAGAAAAACAACCCGGAAATAATCCAGGATAGCATCGCGGATTTCTTCATCCGTCATCGAACGTCGCTCCCGTAACTTCGCTTACCGCCCGAGCACCAACCCTTGCACCTGCGGCAAGAATACTGCTGATACGCCCCGGTCTGAGTGTATCGGAACCCTTCTTTTACCAAGTCCTCTGGGCCACCCTCACATTTCGGGCAACCATCGGTTTTGACATCGTATAGATTCCGGTTGGGGTGGTTGTCGATCCAAGGCAGAAGACGATAGTACAGCGGGCGCATGATCTTAACATCATTCCGGCAATACCGCTCCATTTTCTTCTGAGCTTTAGGATCGTCTTTCATCACCCCGATCCACAATCCGAAACCGCCGGTATCCGTCTTAGTCGTAAGACCAGCCCACTGAGTGACGTAGGCCAGCTTCTTACTAGGGATACCCTGACCAAACTTCTTACGAACCACAGACAACAAATCAATGTTCTTATACGGACTCGGCGGACCCATCTTCGCTTCGAAGAACAAAGCGTTAAGATGGGGCATATCGAACCTGGAGCCGTTGTAATGGATAACAGCGTCCGCTTCGTTCAGCAGATCCCAGGCAGCTTGAACCATACCCTGCTTACCATCTTCGCCCCACACTGAATGGAATCCTTTGCCGTTGCCTTCGAGCCATTCATACCCGAAGCAGATAGTATCCTTGGCTTCGACTAGCTGGCTCAAGCTAACATTCTGATTCCACAATGACCAGATATAACCAAGGTTCGGCTTAGTCTCGATGTCGATTAGAAGAACCCTCAAGATTCCTCCTTAGGAGGATACAACGCAAGATGCGCGGCTGCGATAATGTCTTCTTTGCCGGTTGAGTAAGCTACCGTGAGCACGTTTATTAACGCATGAACTACGGAGACTCCGTCTCCGGACGCACTAAACTCGCACAATTTATCGATTCGGAGAAGATCGTCTTGATAGCTCACAGTTCGCCTTCTCCCGGCTGTACTCCGGTTCGCCAGAGATACTCCAGGAACCACTCAGCGTCTTCACGGGTTTCGAAGTCATCCGAGATCAGGATGACCGGGTCTCCGGCAGCGTCGACAACTTCGAACCCTGAACGGTCGTATTCACTCCACTCACGAATTTCGTAGCTCACAAACCCTCCAAAGACTTTTTGAAGTAGTTGACTTCTACTTCGGTTTCCATTAGCTCAGCACACTTACGAAGGTGCCGGGCAAAGATTAGAGCGGCATCGCCCTCGTAATCATCCGGGACTGTGAATGTACCAAATGACCGGAGTGGTCCTTGTTTACTCCCCCACTTGATCCAAACTGGGATGATGATCGCCATCACTTCCTCCGCGTATCCAGGGTAATCACGTAACCTCTAAAACTAGAATACCCGCTTTGCGGGCACGAGCCATACAATCCCGGGTACCACGAGATTCCCCGAGGGGAAAAGCAAGACACACTGCATAATCCCCGAGATCGACCATATGCTGATTCCGAATCACTCCAGCCGCTTTACCAAGCGTGTCCCATTCTGCTACGATCTGTAGCGCCCGGTACCCTCGCCACGAAGTCCACAGTTTTTCCGCCATAAGATCCGCGCCTCGTGCTCCCCCATGGACAAGTTCCACTATGTGCTCCGGGAGCAGCGATAATGCGCGCACCATTTTGTCTTCGTCCACCCACTCACGAGAGCCTGTGATCAAGACACGGCTAGCCATTTTTACCTCCTAGTATGCGTCTAGCAGGGGGATTTCGTAGATACGATTCCACTCGCTTCGCTGTCTCGATGCTGTCTCTGATGTGACCTAGATACCGATTGTCTGTGGTGCAGAGCAACCCTCTGACCTCACCAGTAGCGTGATCGTGGTCTACAGACAACCGCTTACGTGCGCCGGTAGCTCTCTGACAAATATAGCACACCCGGTTCTGCGCTTCGTAAATCGCCCAGTACTCATCGCCTGTGATGCCGTACGTCTTGAGCACGTGAGTATCGTGGGCTGCGGTGCGTTGAGTATTCTTCTTAGCGCGGTGGTGTGTAGCACAGCGTGGGCCAGGCCGGTAGGACAACCTCTTAGACCCGGGCTCGCAGTCTACGCAGCCTCCTACCGACTTGACCGGCTTAGCCTTCTTACGGCGGCTCAGAACCCTACCGCCTTGGCAGAAACAGCCACCCTCTCGCCATGCTTGTCGAGAAGCTCTAGCCCGACTAGATCCAGGATATAAGCTCCGTCGTCAAACGAGGTAGCTCGACGGTAAGCACGCGCGGTGATGTTCTTCTTACCGATGTGCTCTACCGAGAGGTACTCGCCTTCGATAAGAACATTAGCGATATGATGCCAGCTCTTCTCGCCTAGTTTAACCGTGGTGTGCAGGATGTTAGCCACTATTCGTCCTCGTGCCTTCGTCGTTGGAACGGGTCACCTTCAGGCCCGGAATATTCAGCCTGGGGTGCTTCCTTGGTCAAAGCAATAGACCCTGCTACCTCGGTGAGATAAAACCTGCCCACCTCACCATCCGGACCGTCTTTCATTTTGGTAGTTGTAAGAGTCATCTCATTGTATTCATCCTTTTCCAAGAAATGAATCACTGAGACAGCATCCTGAAGCGTGCCACCACCAGCAGGCTCTGTCGGGTTGGTCTTCGTGGGGTGGTGGAGTACTAGCGCGGTGCAACCGTGTCGGGTACGTCGGATGTCATCAACGATCTCCACCATATCCTGAGCAACACCCGGATCTGCTATATCCAGGCCACGAGCAGCACGCCGTAGCGTGTCGATAATCAGCAAATCGATTTCGTGCTCTAGCACAAGTTCTTTGAACGCTTTTACCGATCCGGGATTTCCGAGTTGAACAACACGATCTCGCATTTGCAGCTGAACCGGGTTGGTTGTTGCATGATGCTGTACCCACGCTCGCCTACGAGCCGGTAGGCCGATGGTACCTTCACCCGCGAGGTAAAGTACGTTACCTTGTTCGGTTGTTCGTCCATGCCAATCGACACCCCCTGCTACAGACAATCCCAGATCTAGACCGAATACAGACTTACCGTGGTACCTCTGGCCGAAAAGGATAACCGTCTCCCCTTTTGGGAGAACCCCCTCAACCCATGACTGGTGATAAAGACTTCCTTCGGGCTCATCGAAAGACAGTACACGGCCAGTATCAACCGGCTCGGAGCCTACATCAGCCCTGCGCTTAGCTTCTCGACGGATCTCGATCTTGGTCTGTTCTTCTCGGATCTTGGCTTCACGCTCAAGCTCAGAAGCATGCACACGCTCTTGCGGGACGCCCATCGGGTCGGCTGCTACCTTGAGCAGCGACCATTCCACAATCTGCTTCTTGTCTTCCCACTCGTCACCGCCGGAGTCCTCATACGCTTGCTGAATATCGTGGATGATCCCTTCTAGGCTTTGAGTATCCAGCTTCATACCTCGGTCCAAGATCTTCCCGACCTTGGACAAAAGCACCCGGTGACGTTCGCCGTCACCCGCGTTAACAATAGCGTCTAGATCTTCGTTGTACCACTTGGTCAAGAGTTCGTCTTGGTACGTGGACAATGTGCCTACATACGGTACCAACGTCGAAGGGCCACGCTCGACTTCTACAGTCACCGAGTCGATAGCCGCTACAAACGCTTCTGACAATACCGGGAGTTCCGAGACAGGAATCGCATCCTCAACCGCTACGTACAACCCTACAGGTTCGCCCTCGGGGCTGTAAACCACGGTCTCAGGTCCGAACACACACCCACCGACTCCACGGATGTCCACGCCTTGTACAGGGACACCTTGATACGTGCCCACTGGCTTCTCCGGCTGGCGGTAGTAGCCGTGAAAACCACCTGACTGTGTGCGTACCCGCATAGGTGTGTGCGGTAGCTCGATGCCTGCTGCTTTAAGACTCGCTACACCAGACTTGGAATCAGACCAATCCAGATCGATGACTACGATTTTAGACATCTCACAGTCTACGATAAAGCCATCGTACTCGTCGAAGTCCGGGCCATCCGGGTCGCTGTCAATCGGGAAACATACAGAATTCTTCCAACTCCCAGGAAACTCCGGGCGCTTCTTACCCTTCTCGTCGAGTCGGACGGTTACCGGGTAAACCCAATAGCCTAGCTCAGCCATAATAGCAGCGGCTCCCGCTGTGTTTTGAGACATGTATTCACCCCACTCGATATTCGCAGGATAGTTTCACAGAACACCTAGCACATTCATCGCCTGGGTTAGGCGGGAATTCTCCCGCTTTGATCGACAGATCCAGTTGAACAAATCGATTGGTCATCTCTTCTTTTGTTACTTGGAGTAAATCATACGGGAACGTAGGCTTGCCGGTACGAGTCATAAAATAATCGCCGAGAGCGATCTCGGGCCCACCCATAGCTTCGATAGCCAAGGCGTAAATCTTGAGCTGTTGGTCATCGCCGGGTTGACGACCCGATTTGGTATCCCGGACTATAAGTTCCCCGTCGACATTGATAACAGCGTCAATAAACCCTCTGATAGGTACGCCACCAAGCTCAAAGTCAAACGGGAGTTCAATAGCAGGCGTTCCATCTGGAGTGACCCAAGGAAGTTCCGTGCGGTGTTTCCGATAGTATTCGGCGTACCGGATAACATGTTCTTGTCCAACTTCAAACCTACGGGCAATATCCTCCGGACCTTTGTACGGTCCGCTAGCTTCCCAATGCGCTGTGTTCGGTGTTTCTTCTAAGTACTTGTTCGTAGCTTCCCAGTAGGATTCTTGGAACCACGCTTTGATAACAACATCCGGAGCTTTGCGCTCGGACAACTCCCATTGCTCGCACGCGTAGTGGACAGCAGTTCCCATTCCCAACCAAGCGGCTGGCTTCTGCCAGACCTTTTCTACACGTTCTAAATAGTAGCGGTAGGGACATTTGTAACTCGATAGCTGGCTAAAGCTACGATGCTCGCTCACTAGGCTTGCCCCATCTCTGAATCCAGCGAGCTACAGCTGTACGTTGTAGCCCACACAGTTCGCTGACAGACTCTCCGTCGTGAGAGCTGTTCATCCCTGCTAGGATAGCTTGAGCTTCTAGCGGAAACGGCCTTCGGCCGGTTGAGTATCCGTTCAGTGCACGGTGAACAATCACTTCATCATACCACGTGCTGTTACCCGCTCGTTCTGGGGCTGGTCCAAACTCGTCCTCCCATCCGTCTGGAACTGAGTACTGTTTGCTGAGAACAGACTTTTTAGCTCGACTGCGTTGATTGTTAGCGGTCTGGCAGATAATGCATCTGACCTCGCCCGCTGCCGAGATACGAGTGTTCTTAGCTGTTCGCTTGTGCCCGTTCCGGCACACTCCGATCGTCATGCTGCCCACCTATCCAAAAGCTTTTTCTTGGCACGCTGCCATATCTTCCTAATCGTTGTTGGCGATCGCCTGAATCGCCTAGCGTATGTGATCGTATACTGTCCCGTACCCGGGATGGGTCCGCCATCTACGATCGACTCTACCAGCATACGCTCATCATAAGTCAGCCCAGCAACGTCCTGGACTCCGTCCATGAAGTCTTCGATGTTGTAGTACTCGCCGGTAAGCCCAGTGTCAGCAGACCAGCAAGAGTCCTCACCGACACGGTTGGTCGCTGAGAGGATCAGACGCCCGTTCGCGTCCCACATAGCGAACCTGGTGTAAGCACCCAGAACATCGTCAGCGGTTGCTGTGAGAGGGTCTAGGCCCTTGCTAGCGCACTCTAGCTCCCACAACCTGCCGTGCGGTAGCTTAGTCATCAGAACCCCCGACACTGTACGCCGCTTCGTCGTCGAACCAACGACGTGTATCCCACTCGCTGACAAGCTTCGACATATGTTCCCCAGGATGACCGGTGGGCCGTGCGCAAGTTTTAGTTTCGATAACGCCGCATTGATCCCACCGAGAAACAGACTCGCATCCTTGTGGTCCCGCCATTACTCCCGCTCCCCGTACAACTTAGTCAAAGCCTCAGCGAACTGTCCAAGGTGCTCAGTGGTAATCCGAACCTGCGAATCCCCCACGTAGATAACCGCGTCGTCAGTCCCGGGACTCAACCGAGCTACTGCTAGCCCACTCCCAAACTCGTTTAGTAGTTCGAAATAATCGCTACACACCCAGTTAATCACTGTACACAACCCCCGTAAGATCCGGTACGCGGTACGTATCTGGTTTGAGCACTTTTCCATCCTCCCGGTATGACACGGTTCCATCCGGATTACGCTTAGACATATTCGAAGCGTGCACCCTACGCAGTGCTTCGTCCAAGTCAATACCCAGCGACACCGCCGCCCCGAATGCGACGTACACCACGTCCGCGAGTTCTTTGGCGACATGTTCCAATCGGGAATTGTTAACTAGTGCTTCGTAGACTTCTTCAGATTCTTCGTAAGCCAGATCCGCGCGCAAAGATCGAAGTTCTCGCGTGTCGTCTCCATTAATAACGATATTAAACACTCGGTGAAACTCGATTACCATTCGGGTCGCTTCAGACTCGGTCATCGGTTCAGCCGGTCGTTCTCGATGACCATAACATACTTCCAATTCTTGATTTGTTCTTCGGTGACTCGGAACGGAGCTACACGCTTGGGCTTGACAGCCCACCACGCAGTAAGCCATTTGTACGCGATCTGATCTCCATCCGGGGAGACTCGAATTTCCATGATCTTTCTCCTGTGAATAGACCCGTACCCCGAACGCCGTAACGTCCGGGGCCGGATGATGCTGACCTAGATGAAGTCGTACACAACTACGGTACGCGTAGTAGGCTCGACCTGAACAAGCTGGCCGTACGAGTCGTAGTCACCGTACGAATTGAAAACACCCGAGATCTTGAAAAACACAGAGTCTAGTGTACCGGTCTCGGTGAACTGGAACACAAGTGTGCTCACCGGCTCCTGGTCTCCATACGAATTCTCGGAATACTTAGTGCCCCGATCGATCACAGACACCGTGATCTTAGCCGACACCTCGTACGCAGAGTTGGGAATAGCGTCGTTCCGCCACCAAGCCCAATCCTCGTTATAAGCATCCTGCTCACGTCGGATCTTTCGGAGAATCGCCTCCGCAATCGCTGCGTCTAGTTCAACAAACATCAGACCTTTGCCCAATCTGTGATAGTCCGCTCAAACGGACGAACCTCGTACATGTCCCCATCATACTGAGAGCCGTCCCCGTAGGACGCGTAATATCCGTCGATACGGAAGTACTGGTTAGTATCCACAGTCCGAACAACGACGTAGATATACTCGCCGTGGCCTTCGCCCCCGGGATCAGAGTCGACAATCTCAACTCCGCCGAGCACGTTGTACGTAGTCCCCACGCTATCCTCAGCCTCGTACCACTCGAACTCAGCAGTGTGTGTCTCAGTCTTGCCCGGGATCACGCGATAGTTCAAGTCATAAGCACAGGTCTCAAACTCCCAGGTATGGTTCTCCAAGGCCTGCTGGATCTGGGCGCCGGTGTATGTCATTTGTTTTTCCTCTCATACGGAATCAACTGATCCGACTTTGATCGATGGTGCTGGACGTAATCGATATCAGGCTTGCGGAATAGTTCGTAGTTATCCGCTATAAACGTAGCAGACCAGCCTTTGGTGAGGCTAGTGATCGTACGCCTTAGCGCCCACTGATACGCTGCTCCCGGGCTACCTCGGTAGTCTGAGGGGATCATCTTACGTTCTAGCGCGGTAGCGTAAATCTCTTCTCGGAACAACTTGACACAATCCTCGAACGGCAGCGCTTTGATCTTAGCCATAGAGACGCCAACCTCAGCACCGCTCCTCAAAACCTTTTCGTACATTGGGGCATTGCCGTATGCTACCGAATAATGCACCGAGTCGTGATCATACTTACGCGGAACCGCATCGTCGAAGAATGATGCTTTATCCATGTCTAAATCGACTTTCTTGACTCCGTGCTTCTCTTCCCAGATCAAGTACAGCAATCCGTGAAGTTTCGGAATCAGCGAAGCACCCTCACGCTTCAGCAGCATAGCATCGGTGATGTGCTTCAGCCAAGAACCGTTCTCAAGCTCCCAGTACGAGTGCGAGAGCTTGATAGTGTACAGCTCGTCCGGGGTAGCGATCCAACGACCCTCCGGCCAGTACAGAGCCAGCGATGGGTGCCAAAACGCATCTTCCCTCGGGTCTGTCATCGGGGTGAAGACATCTTTGTCCTTTGGCTCACGCCATGACGGGAAGTGAAACTTAGCCGCGCTGCTGCCAACCAAGACGTGAGTTGTCGTCACCGCTGATACTCCTCAGGAACTGTGATCTTGTCACCGTACAATTCAACCATCTTAGCCCACATGTTCCGGACCTTATCCCGAATTGGAGTGTTGTCGATATTTCCGGTTTTAGTCCGGTTGAATTCCCAGTTACCAAAGAACAAACCGTTGCTAACGTGGTCACCCAGACCCAGAAGGGTCTGAGCAACCCTGGTGAAGTCCATGTCAGTTCGCCCGTTGGCAGAGTTGAGGTGGCCGTACCCCGAACCATCCGAGTCCTCATACCACTCGGCCTCGCCTGCGATGAAACAGGCGGTACCCCCGAAGCAAGCGATGGTGCCACACTCAGGGTCTTTGTTGCCCCAGGTGCCCTGATCCCACTCTTCGGGGTGGGCGGTGATGTATTCTGCCGTAGCCTGGGCTAGTGCAGCCCCTCGAAGCTCCGAATTAACAATAATACCCATTATTTCCTATCCTTCCAAACAACAATCGCGAGCAGAGCGGCTATAGACAAACAAGGGATAAGAGCAATCAAAACGCCAGCGATACCATTCATCGGTTATCTTTCTCGACCCATACGATAACACAAATAAAAGCTAAGAACCCCAGGACACAAATCGTGGTCACGATGTCGCCGCTGGTCATTTCGCATCCTTAGGGAGCTTGGACTTATCGATCCAGTCCAGGAATTGATTGCCAATCGACATTTCTGATTTCATCCAACCCGCATCATCATCAGTCGCGTACGACTCGACTGTAGTGTCTGTGAATCGGAAGAACATCTGCGGAAAGTGCATAGACTGAGCGTACTGGTAGTAATTCATCGCCTACTCACTCCGTTCCCGGTCGTCATTCCGGCAGCCCTGCAATCTCTTCCGAGACGAGATCTCGCACCTTCCAAGGGTGGTCCTCGGTGGGATCAACATAAAAGTCGATCAAGTCCTGAAGGTTGTGTTCGTTCTCGGCACGAATAGCTGGAGTCCACTTACCAGCCTCGGTCAGCGTCTGAACCACGTCGGTTTCGTGCTCACGATAAACTTGCGAGTCAGCGAACGGTAGATCGCTCACGTCCCATGGCGTACTAATCGCTACATACCGGGTCATTTGTCCACTCGCTCCGCTCTCGGTCATTTTTTATACTTTTTCTTGAACTTTTTGAAATCCAGGGTTTTATTTCCAGACCAACGGAATCCTAGACAATCACAAGTATACCTAGCCGCTGTACATTGCCCGTTGGTATTGTGATGTGCTCTCCACGAATGTCCACACTTGCAGACCTCCTGAGCGGGGATCTTACCGTCACTCATCCGCGATCACAATCGTGCGGGCAACAGAAGTGATGTTCCTCCCGCTGGTGAGTAGTGGTACACCACGAGGTCCAGTGCCCGTACATACTACTAGGCTTGCCACACCTAGCGCAGTGCGACCCTCGGCATATGCCATCGACTCGTGAGCACAGCACCGACTGGCACGGGTCAGTCACCGATTCGCCTTACGGCTTTGCTTGGCAACACGGCTCTTCGCACGGCGCTTGGCATGCCGAGGCTTGACAGCGTCCCTAAGCCCCTCAAACACGTGAGCCTTGGTCTGTAGGGCCATCAGGATACGGCGTCCGTACGAGCCCTGACGGCCATCCCGCTTGTACACCTCAGCCTCAGTCTGGGCAGCCATCTCCTCAAGCGTGAGAGGCTCCGGAACCGGACCGAAGTTCCCAGTCACGTGGTTGTCAGCCTCAGCCGATCGCACCAAGACAAGCTTCGTTTCGTCTACGTTGTACCGGTTTTTGTTCGTTTCGAGCGAGGTCAGGACAAGCTCACCACCGAGGTGGTTGACTTCGTAGAGCACCTTGCCAGTTTTGAACTTGACGACATCGTTGTTCTGGAACATCAGTTCTCCAGTTCGAAAGTCAGGGTGGTGTCTGTGGTACCGGAAGCGGTACGGTCATGGTGCTGCCCAGCGAGAAAGTCTCGGAGCTCAGTGGACAGCCCGGTCCACGTCTGTTCGTGGTTGTTGTCTCGGCTGGTCAAGCGGGCGGTGAAGGTCTCGTTCATACGAGAAGCTTAGCATCCGGGGCGGGGGCAGTCAATCCCAGGTCACCCGAACGGACTAGGCTGTCAGCAAAGCTGACAGACGCCCGACCTTACGGTCGGTCTAAAGCTTGCCAGCGCAGATCGGACCGATACCACGCTCGATTGAGTCTGTGTTAGTCAGCTCACGTGCGCAGATCATGCACCGCCCGGTCTGACGCCCCATCTTGGCCGCTACCTCGATCGTGAGCCGGTCGGACTCGAATAGCCTGGTCATAACACCCGGAGCGTACTCGAACGAGCCACTGACCAGATCCAGAACCTTCGCGTATGGACGACCCGATGACTTGGAGATCTGGACCTTGGCCACAGTCTCGCCGAACTGGAAGTAACCCGGACCAAGCGGGCGATCGCGGGTGATGGTCTTCTCCGTGACCTGACGAGCCTGAACCGGAGCAGGGATCGCCGAGGTGAACGAGGTGTCTTTCTTGACCTGACCAAGCTTGGCTTTGTGAGTCCCGGTGACAGCCGCAAGGTGCTCCTGACCAGGGGCTTTGAGGCCACCGTTGCGGATGATGCCTGCGCTAGAGAGCCAGCCGGTGTACTGCTCGGTTGTTGTCATACGACAACGCTACCACCGCCAGGTCAACCGCACAACCTTTTTGCGATAGATTCGCTTGGACTTGATCACTGCGTAGCTCGGAATCCTGCCTTCACGCTTACAGTCGGCTACGAAGTCCTGTACTTTCCGTAGCTCCCAGTGATCAGGATACTCCCTGCTGAACTTACCCATGAGTATTATCAACCCCAAAACTCTCGGTCTATGTTGATCTTCCGATACACCACGATCACGTCAGCGTAGGTCTCATGATATGCCCTGAGATCGTGTACAGCGTCCCGAGCAGACTCGGCCCTGGTCTCCCAGTCGTGTAGCTCAGCCTGCCCCGGGACCTGGTACGTAATCTGGTACAAATTCGTGTCCATAACCTAATACGTCCCTTCTAGATTCCGCAGGGTCTCGCACACAGGGTGTAAACAAAACAGCAGAGAGTCACTATGGCACGAGATCTCGTAGAGTTTCTTCGTGGGATTCTACCTCTGCTTCGTAGGCATCCCGGGCCTCTGAAAGCTTACTCATCATCGTCTCCGAACATCGAATCCCAGCACTCGGGGTGCGTGCCAGTGATCAGCAACTCTCGCTCCTCTGCGGACATCGCAGGGAAGGCATCCTGCACCATTTCGCCATCGATCAGCCACGATCGGTAGCTATCCAGCTCAACTCGGAGCGTAGTCGCGTTGCTACACACACAACACTTATTGGTCGTGATCTCGATCCAGTTGGTGTCCATGCCGAGCACTCTACCACGTCGAGAAGCTCGCTTCGTATCCCCCAAACGGGTGATGTTTCCTCCGCCTGGGAATTTCTCACCGAGTAGCTAGCGTTTCACTACATACCAGATTCTATCAGAGGCACGAAGTGCCAGCTCAGAAGCTTGTTCAGAAGCATACAACAGGTTCTGATAGTCTACTGACAAGGGGTCGTGCGCACACGTACACGCGTACGCGTGTTATTAATAATAAAACAACTACAACTCTTACTCATCTCAGAAGGATACGAAGTATCCAAAAGACAGCTTAAGAGAGAAGATTAATAATCATGAGTCAAACGTTGGAGAATTTTGATGGAGAGCGACTGAAAGTCGCTAGGGAGAATCTGAGCTTGAGCTTTGCTCAGTTGTCTGCAAAGACTAAGATCAAGATTGATTCGTTGCAAGCTATGGAGGCAGGACACTGCGCACCGTTTCTCGGTGCTACGTTAGATCGATTGTGTGCATATTTGCAGGTCAAACCATCCGATCTCCAGTATCGAGACTCCGTCTCGGAGTCTGTAGAAGACAGGCTTGAGAGGATCGAAGCTCTTCTACTAGATCTGTTACTGAAGTTCAACTATAAGTTATAACACCAGGTGGGGATCGGTGCAAGGATCAGTTGAGGTACGGTGAGAAGAACATTCCGCCCCGGGTGACCAAGCATCACCCGAGAGTAATCATTGCTGGTCACAGTGTTTTTGTCACGATCACCCTACTAGAGTAGGGGGTAGTTTTCGTGGCTAGCGCGGTTTGGCGTAGCCAGGCTACCCACTCAGCCGGTACCAGGGTAGAGCTGGATACGAATCGGTGATCCTCTCCACCGAGGGATCGGAGCAAGCTTCCGCTTGCTCGCGCACCCCGCCTTGCGGCGGTCGTGACGTTCGGCTCCCCTGGTACCGCTCCTAGAACCGGCATCAGCCGGGCACAACTGAACAGTAAACTACTGGGGAGTAGTTAAGTGGGATTGTATATCAACCGGCCAGTCGCAATCGACTTGCGTCAGTGGACAGGATCCAACTTCACCGAGATCTACAACTTTCTGAATATCGGGAACGGCCTCACCGACAACGGCGACACCACCCTGAGCTTGTATAACTTCGTAGTGATCAACCAAGGGGACTGGGTGACTCACACCGGGCAGGTGATCTCGCCTAGTGCTTTCGCAGCGACTTACCAGCCGATCAACGCCAGCGGAGACTTTTACGCTTTGGCATCTAACGTAGCTGATTTGTATATTCCAGCTCGTCAGGTCAAGACTGTGATGGTCCCTGCTCTCGGGTTGTTCGAGAAGAAGACCCTGACAGTCACCTGGGACACTGCGATGCCCTCGGCTGTGTACTCGGTGGCTATGGTCCCGCAAGGCTCTACCACGATCGTAGGCGCAGTAACCTGGTCTGTGGTCTCGGGCACTCAGACAGCTACTGGGCTGGACATCGAAGTCAAAGCAACCTTGGCTGTTAGTGTGGGGACTATCGCTTTGCAGGTGACTGCTCAGCAGTAAGTCTTCTGGTCGGGAGAGTGGGCAATCACGGTGAGCTGGGTATCGCAAGACCGTGGACCGACCAGAACCCCTAGGAGAGGTTAGGCTATGCTTACTTGTGGAGGGTGCTCCAACACCTGGAGCGCACGAGCGCTCAAAAATGCTCATTGTTCGGCGTGTCATGTCACGTTCTCGACTGTGAACAACTTCGACCATCACCGACGCTCGTTCCGGTGCTTGACTGTCGAAGAATCCGGGTTGGTTCTCAACTCGCGTGGTATCGCTCATCAGCCTGGTCATGATGGGCCGATTGCTGGGTATGCGGATTGTGCTGAGGCTTACGTGGGCGCCTAGTTCGACTCAGAGTGCCAACTGGGATGTTTAGAGGCTTAGAGAGGCAATGAGGGATGGACACTCCGGTTTACGTACGCGGGAGCAATGGCTGGTGGACTTCTGGTGAGTACGAGACTCGTGATGAAGCTACCCGAGCTGCACTAGATGAACTTGAAGAGGGCGATACGATCAAGGTGCATAACGCAGGTTGTGCAGGTCCTGATGATTGTGATTGCAACCCTCAGACCTGGACTTATTAGGGTAGGCTTAGTTAGTCCACTAATGAACCTTTACAACATAGGACCTTATGTCAAAATATCCTGGTAACGGTCATGTAAAGATTTGTCCGTCGTGTAACGGTAAGAAACGATGCTCAGCCTGCATGGGTAAGTTCCCTCGCCAAAGCACTTGCCAAAACTGTCACCAGACTGGTATGTGTCCTAGGTGCAAGAACTCAGGACTACAGTAACAACATGATAACGTAGGCTTGCTTCGTTGAAGCACCAAAGCGTATGGTTCAGGTATGACCAAGATGATTTCAGTCCGGGAGCACGGAGACACCACTCACCTGTGGTTTCACGATCAGGGCCAGACGCTGGCTACCGACTCGATGCCTTCCGCTGAAGCTTGGCAGTCGGTGGATGGCCAGTGGTTTCAGACGTTGAACCTGGTTCAGGCCGCTGAAGACATGGCGCTTGAGTACTTCGAAGGCAAGCGTTTCAACCTGGAGTGGATCGGCCGGGGCTGGAGAGTGACCAGGTGACTTACTTACTCGCGAGAGTGTTCTTCACTGCCTCACTAACGTTCTCGATGTTGGTTTTGGTGTTCGTAGGCGAAGCCAGCCATGCTTACCTCGTGGTTGCTCTAGCTATCTGGGGTGTGTTGAGCCTGCTCCTCTGGCTCGGGTTCATGGCTATGTGGCTGACTAGGGAGACACATGCTGAGACTTCCGTACCTGTACTTCTTAGTACACGGGATCTACGTGATAGCCCGGAACAAGCGCAGGGCTCGAAGAGAGGCTAGGCGACACCATGACTGAGAACCTGCCCCGGATGGGCCGAGGAATCACCTGGGCTGATATCACTGCTGAGATCGCACGAGAGCGAGAAGAGGCGAATATGCTATGTCAGCCGCTCACAGACAGGGTTCTTGCGCCTGTTGTGGAGTAGTAATCCACGAAGATGACAAGGTCTCAGTAGAGCCCTTGGTTGACGGAGTCATCCGATACGTCGCTGTATTGTGGGACCACCACACATACCCGGTAAGGAGGTCTGATGGACGACTTCTCTCTGAGCGATTCTGAATTCAAAGTCGTGATGGAAGACTTTAACGAGAAGACCGGTGAACTATTCGCTCTTGTCATCACTCCTGTTGGTGACAAGCTCGGGTATACTGCTACGCTTGTGTCTCAGGATCCCCCTGCTGAGCTGTGCAAAGCCTCTGCTGCTGATCCTGTCGCTGCTATTATGATGGCGTATAGCCGAGGTATGGTGGCGTATGAAGAGGCTATGGAGCGGATCGCTAAGAACGAAGCAGCCTACAACGAAGCATCCGGAGAGGATGACTAGCTTTGGCGGTTAATATGCGCTGTCGTATTTGTGGTAAGACTGAGCGGTTGACGGCGGATGGTCGGTTTGTAGACCATAAAATCAAGCTCCGGACAAAATCGTTTAAGCGAGTTAAAGAACGTTGCCCCGGCAGTGGAAAGACACCGTAGGGTTCAGACCGTAAATCTGAATCTAATTGCAGGCTAGCTCCAAAAGGTGTGTAGCTATCTTTCCCGGTTACACGCCGTGTGGTACCGCTCTAAGTACTGAGCGGCTAAGTCGGGGGTGTGCTCCTAGCCACGTATTAGGGTGTAGTTCAGCGGAAGAACGCTGGTCTCCAAAACCAGATGTCGGGGGTTCAAATCCCTCCACCCTTGCTGAGGGAAGCAAACTAGGGGGTGATCCGTATCTCTGAGAGGAAAACGATGATTGAATACACCGTAAAGCTATTCTCGGATACCAACGGCTTCAAGCCAACGACGTTCTCAGAATGGGTGGGCCATGAGGTACAAATCACAGGGCTGGACTCTGGGTACCGGCATGTCCTTCGGCAGGTTCAGGTTCCGGATTCATCGCAGGCTGTTCTCACGATCAACACATACCCCGAAGACCAGGGTCAGCGTACTAATCTCACTCCGTCGTTGAGTGTTATCCCTACCACACCCCGAGCACAAGCTCGGTTGTATAACGAGAATAATACGCATTTGGTAACAGTGTTCTTGGATGCACCATTGAAAGATCTAAGCGAAGTTCTGATCGATAACAAACTGTATCAGATTACCAAGGTCGCTTACCCGTATCGCGATACGGACCACCCCGAATCCACCGAGGATTATCAGTTGGTTACTGTTTCGCTAGTTACCAACCCAGAAATCATCCGTTCGTTTGGTCTTAGCGAGTTGTAAAGGGGCGTAATGAAGTCGCCTACTCCCAAAGAAAAGTGTATCGGCATCACCCGACTCGGTGATCGTGCGGGGGAACGGTGTGGTAACTGGCCTATCAACGGCGCTACCGTCTGCCGTAAGCACGGGGGCGGAGCCCCACAGGTCCGCGCTACTGCTGCTGTGCGCGCTGAGATTGCTAAATGGGGCTTGGGTGACTCTACCGTAGACCCGGGTGAGATGCTGCTACGATTGCTCTCACAGTCTGCTAGCCGTGCTGAGATGTATGCGCTAGAGCTTGAACAGCTTGTTAGCAAATCCGATACTTTACGAGAAGCTGTTATTGGCAAAGTGTGGGGAGAGTTTGGCGTGCAAGGCGAGTACGTCAAGGGTCTCGTAGCGCTTGAGATGACCGAGCGGAAGTTCTGTGGGGACCTCGCTGTCAAGGCTGTTGCTGCTGGTCTTGCTAAGCGCCAGGTCGAGATTGCAGAAGCTCATGCTCGTATGATGATGGCAGCGCTAGACGCTGCTCTCAGGGCTGTAGGTATGAGCATCGAAATGCAACAGGTAGCTAAGCTTGCTGCTGTCAACCACCTGAAGCTCTTGCCTGCTATCGCTTCATAAACCAAGACACCCCCAGGGCGGTTAGCCAGCTGGGGGTGCCAAGATCTATTTACTTGTTCACTACTACCACAGTCGTGATCTGTCCGTCTGCATGGTGAGCGTACGAACCGATATGCCAACCACCCGAGAGGTCCTCGATCGTGGGTGGGTTTTCCTGGCCCTTGTTATTCCACTCGTATTTCGACTTAGACGACCAGCGATCACCGCAACAAGAACAATCTTGGTTGTTGTCGACGCCATCGAAATACAAACCGATACGCTGAGCTTTGTAGTCAGATTCCTCAGCGTCTACTGCTTCGACCCACACGTAGTAGCCAATACCGCGCTTAGGGTCATGGTCAAACGATCCACCAGAGTTGTTCTGGCTATACTCAAACCAAGTCATTGTCACTCCACGTCTAGTAGTTCGGTTGCGTAGCCTACCACAAACCCCATCTGGATCGCTAGTAGCGAAGCATCGTGGTAGCTTGGGGCTTCTAGCTCGACTCGAACGTAGTGGTCTACTAAAATACCTTTACTCAGGAGATCGTGAGTAGTTACCCCTACGTCGAATTGGTAGACCATCAGAGAATGTCGTCGATGTCGATGCCGTGGTCTTCACGAAGATCCAGAGCGATCATCCGGAGCAAGCCAAGTTTGGCTTCTACTACCGGGTTATTCAACCCGGAACGCTCCCGAAGGAAGCGCCACTCTTCGGATACCTGGCGGTACTCATCGCGGAGAGCCAGGATGTCTTTGAACTCGGCTGCTGTCATGGACCTAGCATAGCACACGATCGGCAGGTGTCAACATGGATGCTTTGTCGATCTTCACCGAACTCCTAGAACACCAGGTCACGCACGGTGACCCGGTAGCCAACGGCCAGAAGTTCTGGCGTGAGCAAGGCCGTACCGAGCAACACACCCCCGAAGGCGACTGGAACGTATGGCTCATCCTCGCTGGTCGAGGGTTTGGCAAGACACGCACCGGGGCTGAGGACCTCGCTGACTACCTCGTATCCAACCCAGGCCACCGCTGCGCGATCCTGGCGCCTACCTTCGCTGACGCTCGTGACACCTGCGTAGAAGGTGAATCAGGGCTGCTCGCTGTACTAGAGCGGTACGGGCTCACCGAGGAAACCGGACTCAAGTGGAATAAGACTCTTGGTCAGATTACCCTCCCTAACAAAGCCCAGGTCAAGCTGTTCTCTGCTGAATCACCCGCACGTCTCCGTGGTCCTCAGCATCACCGAGCGTGGGTAGACGAACTAGCCCAGGTAGTGAAAAACGCACCAGACGCGTGGGATCAGTTGATGTTTGGTCTCCGCCTCGGTGTTCAGCCAAAGGTTATCGCCACGACTACTCCGCTTCCTGTGAAAATTGTCCGGGAGCTTCTCAAGCGAGAAGATGTGCATGTTACTCGGGGTAGCACATACGACAACGCTGCCAACCTCGCTGCTTCTACGCTTGCTTCGCTGAAGGAGAGGTATGAAGGCACCAGGCTTGGTCGTCAAGAACTATTCGCCGAGATACTCGACGATATCCCCGGCGCACTCTGGCAGCGTGAATGGCTTGATTCAGATCGCGTTCAGCGTGCTCCTGAAATGCAACGAATTGTTGTTGCGGTTGATCCTGCTGTCACTTCTGGTGAAGATGCAGATGAAACCGGTATCATCGTGGCTGGTCAGGGAATTGACGGGCAATACTATGTCTTATCAGATCGATCTGTCAGAACTACGCCTCTTGACTGGGCTGCTCGTACCGTGGGCGCATTTGACGACTTCAGCGCTAACGAAGTAGTTATTGAGACCAACCAAGGTGGAGAAGCTCTTACCGCTTTGCTCCGTCAACTCGCTCCTAACCTGCCTATTAAAATGATCCACGCTAAAAAAGGCAAGCGGGTTCGTGCTGAGCCAGTATCAGCATTGTACGAACAGCACAAAGTACACCATGTAGGTTCATTCGACAACTTGGAGGATCAGTTGTGTATGTGGACTCCTGAAGAAGTCGAATCGCCAGACCGTATGGATGCTTTGGTGTACGCGTTGCTTCATCTTGCTCAGCCTTCGTTTGCTGCTGGATTCTTGGATTCACTGATGTCTACTAAGACAGGGGGTTAGAATGTCTCGTGGTATTCGTCGCCCTCGTGTAGCAGGCTCTCCTGTATCCAAAGCCTATCGTGGCCCTACTTCTATGCCTGGTGGTTTGGCTCTCCCGGCAGGGAGTACGGTTACAGACGCTACGAGCATGCTAGGGATGATTCAGGGTCGTACCCAGGGTGCTGTATCAGGGGCTGTCCCTCTCGACCGCTCTCAAGGCTTCTGGTCGTTGTTTGGGCCTGGTGCCCCGCTGTACCCTGCTCCGCTGAACACTCCTAACCCGGTTACCAATCAAGCTGACCCCCGCCAGTACGAGTATCCTGTTTCATATAACCTGTTGGCTAACGATCGCCCTGTCCCATGGACTACGCTACGAGAAGCAGCGGATAAAGTCGATATTATCCGCTTGTGCCTGCGCACGCGTAAAGACGAACTATGCCAACTTGAGTGGGGTTTCGGCTTCACTGCCGACGCTGAGCAGCAACTAGGGATTACTTCCCCCACGTCTAAGAAAGAGATGCGGGATAAGTATTCGGACCAGTTCGCTGCGCTCAAAAACTTCTGGTCTAACCCGGACACTACTAACGACCTGTCATGGTCTGAGTGGTTGGGTATGTTGCTCGAAGAGCGATTTGTACTCGACGCACTGAGTATTTACCCGCGTATGACGTATGGCGGGCAGCTCGCTAGCTTAGAGATTGTCGATGGCTCTACTATCAAACCGCTTATCGACGAATACGGCAATCGTCCTGCTCCCCCCGCCCCCGCTTATCAGCAGTGGCTGTATGGTTTTCCTCGTGGTGAATACACTGATAATGGCGCCTCTGATAACTGGGAAGGCGGAGCCGGAAGCCTTATTTACAAGCCGTACACTCGACGCACTCAATCTCCGTTTGGATTCCCAGAAGTCGAACAAGCGCTGGTCTCGGCCGATGTTTATCTTCGTCGCCAGGATTGGATGAGGCAAGAATACACTTCGGGTACGTTGCCTACCACGTTCCTCAAAATGGATACTGCTATGGGGGCTATGACCCCGGAGCAGACTCGTGCGTGGGAAGTAGTACTCAACGATTATATGGCTGGCGATACTTCTAACCGCCACCGTTACAAGCTTCTCCCAGGCGGTATGGATCCGGTTGTTACTTCGGATGCTTCTGAGCGGTACAAGCCCGACTACGACGAATTCCTTGTCAAACTGTTGTGTGCGCACATGGCTACTCAGCCCTCTGAGATTGGTTTCACCCCATCTAAAGGACTCGGTGGGGCGGGATTCTCGCAAGGCGAAGAAGATGTTACGTATCGTAAATCTCTTCGTCCTACGCTTGCGTGGCTAGTCGACCTGGTCAATTCTATTTCTCGTGAGTACCTTGGTATGCCTGCGGAGCTTACGCTCCAGTTCCTTGGTATGGAATCCGAGGATGAGCACGAAGCGGATCTAGTAGCCGCTGCGCGTGTGAGTGGTGGACGTATGACTCTAAACGAGGATCGGGATCGTATCGGTCTTCCCCGGTTCACGTTCCCCGAGGCTGATATGCCTATGGTTGTTACTCGTGGTGGCGTGGTGTTTATCGAGAATGCGGCTTCTGCCGCTGCTGCTACACCCGGTGTTCAGGTCGGTCCGCCCAGCGCCCCGACTACCACCGATGAACCTAAACCTAACGAGAAAACAAGTGATAAGCCTACTGCCGATGTTAAGAAGTCGGAGCTAACTGCTTATCGTAACTATATTCGTAAAGGCAACGCTCGTCCGTTTATCTGGCACCACCACACTCCCGCCGAATCGGCGGAGATCCTCAAAGGTGATGCCAACACACGAGACGTGGGAGGCTCGACGCCTCCTAAGCCACGAACAGCTGACTCAGCAATTTCTACCGGGTATCAGCACGGCTTTGACTGGGTTGATTAACAATCCAGCAGAACTAGCTGACGAGATTCTCTCCCGGGGTCTAACTACTCCTGAAGAGATTCACGGGCTCATAGCCCAGTCTATGAACCTGGATTCCGGGCCTCTAGAGCAACTCTACACAGACGCTTACGCGTTCGGCACTGAGATAGCCCAGGAGCTAGTATCCAACATCTCTAAAACTGACTCAGCGCTCACCGGACTAAAAGCCAAAGCTAAGACGGTGTGGCGAGGAATCACCCAGTCTATAGCGAAACGCACCGCTAAACTCTTAGCTCAGGCGCTGCCTGCCACGGCCACGGAGCTAGTTCAGATCGTCCGGGATTCTTCTGCTGAGAAGGCTTATGCTATCACTCAGACCGAGGTCACTCGATCGTTTACTGCTGCTGCGTACTCGGTATACCAACGGGCTAGCGTAGCTACCGTCTCGTTTATCACTGTGGCAGACTCTCGGGTTTGCCCAGTATGCGACGAGAACGAGAATACCGGATCTATTCTAATCACCGAATCCTTCCCTAACGGACCTCCGCCATGCCATCCGGCATGTCGATGCCATATCGTACCGGATTATATCCCGGGTTCTTTGGATTCGGCTACTACGTATTCTGATGAAACACCAATCGATGAAGAAGACACGGGGTCATAATGACTGAACCTGTTTATGGCTACGTGCCAATCTCGAAGCAGGAAAAGCAGGAAGATGGTTCGCTGATTATCGAAGGAGTCGCCACTGATTCTTCGATTGACAGGGACTACCAGATTGCGGATCCTGCATGGTTGGATACCGCAATGCCCGAATGGTTCCGCGAAGGCGGGAATATCCGCGAACAGCATGACGGTAAGCGAGCGGCTGGTGTTGCTTTGACTTATCAGAAGCTTGACGGCGGTAAGCACTGGCTCCGATCGCATATCGTCGATCCTGTCACGGTTAAGAAAATCGAGGCTGGTGTTCTTCGTGGGTATTCGTTCGGTGCTAAAAACGGCCGAGTGACTATCGACAAGGCGGCTGCTGGTGGACGAATCGTCGGGGGAAAGATCTTCGAAGTCTCCGTGGTGGACCGACCCAGCAACCCTGGAACCGTTTTTACTATCGCGAAAGCGGACTCTAACGGAGATCTTCAGGTGGTGGACGTACCCGCGTTGGAAGAGACAACGAAAGCTGATGAGCCTAGCTTCACGCCCTCTCAGTTCGCTGAACTCTTAAAGTCGCTGGGTAAGGTTCCTGTCCCCGTTGTCGATGAAATCCCGGCGGAGAAATCTGACGCTGAGAAGCTCATCGAACAGCTTACTCCGTTGATCATTGTTGCTAAAGCAGATGAATCTGCTGATATCAATAACGCTCAGGAAGCTATTTCGTGTATCGCCCGACTCATCATCAGTGAGGCTGAGAGCCTTGCTCAGGGCAACCTTAATGAGATCTACGATATTCGAACCCTGACTGATGCCGCATGCGCTCTCCAGTGGTTCGTATGCTACGAACAGAAAGAGATTGCTATGGCGGACGAAACCAAGACTGATGACGTTGTT